GATGTATAAGTCACATAGGTTATGGACTCTATCCTAAGGTATAGAGAACCGCCCACTGTAGGGTTGAAGCCATCTGGGATGCTTGTAAGGCCGTTAAGGTATAGATAACCGCCCACTGTAGGGTTGAAGCCATCTGGGATGCTTGTAAGGCCGTTAAGGTCTAGAGAACCTTCTATCTTTTCCTCTCCTGAAAATTGTTTTTCTGTTAAATCGCTTAATTTCATTATTTTAAATTTTAGTTACAGTATAAATATATATAATTATTTATAAACCGCAAGGATTATTTTATCTTATTTGATAATCGTTATAATTAGAATTTATCAAATCCCTTATTTGTCGGTTAACCCAGCCGTTTTTATAACCCATTTTATTCGCGTAATCCCGTATAGATTCCTCTCCTTTAGACCTAATTATACGCCAAACGTATGAAGATTTGAAATGTTTTTCTTTCTGAATCTTGATAAGTTCATCTACTTCAAGTTCGGATATTTTCTTTCCTACAAGTTCAGGAGGTGCTGTCGACTTTACTTCAACTAATGTTCCACCCGTTTCTGGTTCACTCGATTTAATTTCGAATTCATGTCCGCAAAAACTACATTCACGCGCAGAAGCATAAACCATTGCTTCACATTTCGGACAAGTTTTAACGGCTGCTTCACCTTGTTTGGCTTTTTTCTTTTTGATTTCAAGCTTCCATTTTCTAGGCTCCTCCCAAAGTCCGTGTTCATCATGATTCATTCCAAAATCCAAAACAATGAACTCAGATTTATTCGGATATATCCGTGATCCCCTACCGCAGCATTGTAGCCATAATGGCAAGGATTTAGTTTTTCGGTTCATTACCACGCACTCAATGGATGGTTCGTCATATCCAGTAGTAAGTATTCCGCAATTATTCAGTACAGGAATAAGTCCGTTCGAAAATGCACGTAATATTCTGTCCCGTTCTTCTTTTGGCGTTTTGGATGTGATCACCTCGGATAAGATTCCAGCTTCGTTAAATTCGGTACACATGTTTTCAGCGTGTTCGATATTCACATTAAATACTATAGTTTTCTTTCCTTCTGCTTTTTCTCGCCATTTTTCAACTACTCCAGCGTATAGTTTCCTTTCGTTAAAATGAGAGAATTGACTCTTCTCGGTATATTCTCCGCGCTGTGTATCTAGGTCCGAAAAATCGTCTTGCATCTGGAACGCTCGACATGGGGACAAGTAACCTTCCGCAATTAATTGAGGCGTATCGACTGGATGCACAATGTTAGTATAGTACTTTGGTAGATGCTTTCCTACTGGTGTGGCTGTGGCTCCAATTACTTTTGCGTTTGGGTACTTTTCTAAAACCTTTGTGAAGTTCCCCTTGTGAGCTTCGTCTATTATTATTAGATCAGGCGAGTATTCACCAAGCTCACGGCGTTTAATAGTCTCAACCATTGCTACTGTAGTTTTCGCGTTCGGGTTAAACTGGTTCGATTTCATTTTAGCGTTGACCTCTTGCAATTCGATACCATGACGAGCGAGTGCCTTAAATGTTTGTTTGAACAGTTCAATCCTATCTGTTAGAATTAATGAAACAGTTCCGCGTTTCGAAGCTAGTCGAACCATCTCTGAAAATACTACAGTTTTTCCTGAACCTGTAGTGAGGCAGAGGATTTGTCTTTGTTGTTCATTTGCGAATCCTTGTCGCAAAAGTTCAATTGATTCGTTTTGATATGGTCTTAGTTTCATTAATCTTCAGGTATTATGTAAACCCTTTTTACAATGTTTTTTACTCTGATAACTTTATGTTCAAAGTTTTTAGCTAAAAACAAACCAAACGCCCTTCTAGATATTTTTTCATTTTCTTTTTCCGATAATGTTCCGCAAAAGAAAATGTATAACTCTGACGGTTCAACTTTCATCCCTCCAAACTCTTTTTTTATTTTCGGTATGCTATTTATCATTATGTAATTCCCCTCTAAATCTTTTTCGTTTTTAACAGAAGTCCTTTTCAAAAGACTAAGTATTGATTCTTTATTTAAACTGTCATAATAACATTCCAAACATTTTCCGATAAAATTTTTTAATTCTTCTTTTTCATAAGTCTTAAAAAATTCAATGTCAGATTCATTCAACTCGAAAAATTCACCATTCAAACGTTTATCTTTAAAATGCTCATGCATTTTCTTTTCAATTTTTTTTGGATGAATAGTTTCTATTACAGATATCAATGTACAACCGTAAGGTGAGTACATATTCATATGACAAACTCTGTTTTTCAAATTTTTTATAGAATAACCGATTTTGTAATAGTTCGTTTTGTTCTGATTAATTAAATAAACAAATCCTTTCATAATTATTTTTTGTGCTAAGTTACGCAAGTTTTGTGAAACAACAATAAACAAACGTAACTTTCTAGTCTTGTAAACTGCTTAACCCCTATTAATACTATACTTTTATTAAATATATATATATTGTAACACAACAAATGCCACTTAGCACCCTCACAAATATTTTTAATCGTGAACAATTGATTTTTTTTTGCGCGAAGCAGTTTCGAAAGAAATTTGTGTAACGTTGTGTTACATTTGTTCTTTTTAGAACGGAAGGTCTTGACTTTCAGCACTTTTAGACGCAACACTACTTTGTGTTACATTATCCCGAATTACGTGATAAACTCTTTTTGTTATTCCATTTACTCTTTTTATACTTGAATCACCTATGACGTTTTTAAGCTCAATAGAAAATCGCCTCATTGAATTAATTTTCTGTCTTGTATTCGTTTCGATATAATCCTTAATTTCTGTACTTGTCAAATATTCGGAATATCCTCCACCTAAAGATGCAGATTTGAAGAACTTTTGTATTAATTCACGTTCAAACGGCATTACCTCATACTCTTCAGATACTGTTCTAAGACCTGCTAAATCTTCTTTGTTTAACTTCCACTCGAACCCTGACTCATAGAGTCGTACCAACTCCATAAAGAACTCATCTTTATCAACCGAGTTGTAAAGTTCGTGATCTATAGATAAAACGTTTACCGGTAAAATACGAGTATTACCCGTAGGGTCGTTTATAACGTTTGAATCGTTAGAAGTACCGCAAAGTATAGCCAACCGCTTGAAATCTTCGTTATACCTAGCATATGGAGCACGAAGAGAAAAAATATTTTTCGAGGTTAGTTCCTTGAAACGGCGTTCATCTTGTTTAGATTTGCCGCCCATCTCATCATCCATAACAACAAGTTTTTGGCACATTAGCATTTCGTCATCTTTTCCAGCGTCCAGTTTCGATTCAGCATAATATTTATTTATTTTAGCGGGAAGTAATCGCCTAAAAAATTCTGTTTTACCTGAATTTTGCCCCCCAACTAAAGCTAATACAGAACGAACAGGATTACCGTCATAGGCCGCAATAATCGAGACAAACCATTTCTTCATGAAACTATCAGCATGATCCGTGTTAGTATTTACGGAGCGAATAATATTGTCTATGTTTCCGGTAGAATTTCGGTGACGATTCTTGTCTATGTATTCCGATATGGGGTTAAATTCTGGTGTATTGTCTGAAAATATTATGGATTCTATCAAATCCTTTGTGACTTCTTTAGAATTAAAACAGATACGGGCCTTTAAGTAAATCGTATTCATTCGTTCTTTTTTCAATTCTAGCCCGTTGTTTTTCTCTTCAATCATTCGCGTGATGGAATTTACACGCACCATATAATTTTGGCCCATCCATTCAATAAGGGAGTTTATAAGCTGGTCGGGATCACTAGCAACACGAGACAGGTCTATATCTTCACGACTGTACACCTCTTCCGCTATCCTCTCGGCTATTGCTGGTTCTATTCCGTTAACTTGACTTAGTTGCATTACTACGCCTTCTTTCGTTCGTCCTGACTTCTTACCCATTGCCGCAACTTGGACAGCTCTTTGATCAGTTTTAGGTATATCAAAACCGTTCTCTTTGGCTATGTAATAAAACGTTCCAACGGTAACGCCATTATTCTTACCTCTTAAGCATCTATCGAATTGCTTATCGCATTGCTGGGAATCGTATTTTTCGGAGTTAGAACAAACGGCATGAAAATATTCCCGCCCATTCTCACCAAAACCAGCAGACAAAGCGAAGCCGATTTTTAAAAACGTTTCATAGTTTGAATCGGTTATGTCCTTCCCTGAATTATGAATATCAGAAATAAGTTTATCAATCTGCTCAGTCCCCAAAATGATAGGAAGTGAATTTTGTTTCTTTCTTTTGGTGGATTTCGTTTTTGATTTTAATGATTTATGGTTTATAGTCAATTCTGAATCATAAGATACAAATCGAAACGAAGCAGGATTTTTTGGCGCTTGGTCTACTGAAATACCATAAGTTGCGAAATAGTAGTGAGAAAGCCAACGATAAGATTCCTTATGTTTTGCAGGGTTTACTTTAACGATAACGGCAATACCATTTCCGGAAACGGATCTAAACACACAATAGGTATATTTGTCTTCGATTAAGGCGTTTTTGTCGTTGAAGTTGTCAATGTCAACACAGATAAAACCAGAATGTTCGACCAAAGACACCTCTTCACGGGCCGAAAATGTACCCGAAATAGTAACCCCAGGAAGGGACTTTTTCAAACTGTCTCGTTTTGCTTTGTCTTGTTCTTCTCGTATGGGTTCGACTTGATGTTTCCACTTGCCGTACTTAACAGCGTTTAGGAAATCATCAACTTCCATTGCTTCGGTAGGGACGTGCTTCTCACCCTTAAGGGACGGAAACCGTCCAAATATAGAAATTTTGCTCATATCAAAAGAAAAAGCCAGTTGAATCGAAGCGTCTAGCCCACGCGACTAGACCGACCACTAAGATTCCAACTGGCATTAAAAGAATGTTTTTCATACTGTCGCGTGTACGGTTCAAATATACAAAATCAAAGTGTAAGATTCTTTACATTTAGGAGAATATCTATCGCTTGTTGAAATTTGTCCATTTCTGCTTTGATTTTTAGCTCCTCTAACTCGTCCGAAACTTTTCGGGCGTGTCTTAACTCTGGGCTAATAGCTAAATGATACTGTTTTGAAATGTCTTTCCTGTACTCTTTTAGAACTTGTATTGGTGTTTTCATCTCTCCTGTAAAGTTTCGTAAATATAATCCCGACACGCTTTTACACGTTCGGTTAATTGGTCGATACACTCTTGATCAAAATCGAATTCAAACGAACGGATACGCATATCGGGACCCAAATGATCAAAAGACATTTCTTCATGTACTTGGTTCCAAATCTCTTCAACTGTATCCGAATAACCCAAATCGAAAGAACGTTGTCTAGCTTCTCTTTCAATCAGATTCATTGGCGTATTCATTAGCACATAAAAAACAATGTGCTTTTTTCGACCGACTAGATTCATGTAGACTTGGCCTTGCCAAAAGTAATCCTTAGATTTTAATTCCTTTTCGAAAAATGGAAACGTTCGAGCCGTCCAGCTTGCTTTATTATCTGCAATATGGTCTGGCTGAATTATATCAGGCGTACCCGTCATGAATTCGTTTTCAAAGTGCCGAATGTTTGGAACTAAAAACGCATCTGAATAAACGTGCTCGGAAAGATACTCAAGCGCATCAGCTTCGACAACATTTCCTTTTTCGGTGTATTTATTCGAGAACTGATTAACACGAACCCCCATAAATTCGGGTTGTTCTAGTATCCAGTTTTTCAGGTACGTTTTACACGTTTCACCCATAGAACCTTTGGCGCGTCCGTTCGACATTATTTGCCCTGCCGCACTCGCTCGGATTTTGAACGAGTCGGCTATTTGTCTGTTTGTTCTCATTCCGTCAACAGTTCTTCGTTAGCACTAGACAACGTGTACGCCTTTTTAATCGAGCCGATATCAGTCGAACCGTTCTTAATGGCCTCTTTCGCTGCGTCCCACTTCTTATGATTCGGCGTAAATTCTGGCAACTTCGGCTTCGTTTCTCGAATCCTTAACGCATCAACAGTTTCGCCAAATGCACGAACCTGAGCAACGTATAGTGTAATTCTAAGCCCCGCCCAATCTTCGATAAATGGCGAAGCGGCTAGTTTTTCAATCGTTTTTGCATTTGTCGCGTTTAGAATTAACGGCTTCTGACCTTTCAGATTCGCAACGATACATTCGTCTTGTCTATTATTAGGCCCCACCACGGTCTTTTTCTCTACCGATACAATCTGGACGTCCAAATCTATTGGTTCGTCTCCTGTCATTAGTTCGTACGCCCCTATGTAGTCTTTGTTGGCTAATCGTTTCCAATGAGTTTTAATTTGATTTTTCATAATTTATTTATTCTGTTTTTAAATTCTTCTTTAATATGATTAACTACCGACTCATAATAAATTGAGTCTACTAGGTCACTATATTTATTCGATTTTTTCATGTTTTCTTTTCGACTAATAACCTGCAAATTGTAAATACTATTTATAACATTACAAGGCGCCCCATCCTTGAACCAACTAACAGGTATTTTATGATCAATACACTCTTTACTATTTGGAAACCTACCATTTCTTTCAAGAAAATCCTTTGGAGTAAAATCTAAATATTTGCTTTTAAAATCTAAGTTGTTTGTTTTTAACCTTGATATATGGGCTCTTATTTGTCTTTCAAATTTAAAGTAAGGATCAATTTCACACCTGTTCTTAATATATTCTACCTGATATCTAGATTTCTTTTCTTTATTTTTTTTTGAATACTCTGAAACTCTTTTCTTTATTTTTTTTTGGTTATTTTTATAGTATTCTTTTTGCTGGGTGCTTTTTTTCTTTTTGTATTTGTGATAATTATCATTATAGTACTTATTTAAACACTCTTTACATCTAGGCTTATACCCATTCAAAGACCTTGATTCAACGTGAAAATTTGAAACGTCTTTAACTACTCCGCATGAATTACATTTTTTTTCCATACTTAAATATACGAAATAATTTTTTCCAATGTGTTTTCATAATTTATTTTTTAGTTACGGTACAAATATATAAATAAATAATTGTTTATAAAAGTTTTTTGTTTATATTTGTTTCAAAATTATTAATTATGGCAAAAATGATGGCGTTATCGCTTGATCCAGAAGTCGAAGAAAAAGTGCAAGGTGCAGTTGATTCGGTACAGGATGAAGTTGATTTAACAAAAATGAAACACAACAGAAGAAAACTAACTCAGTCGAGAATATGCGCGACAGTATTAGAACGATTTGTTGAAGACCCTATTGGGACATTAGAATTTTTAAAACTGAAAAAATGATCAAAGCAAGTATCAATTTAAGCGCGTTGAAACACGTGATGATGAAAAAGAACAACAAAGAAGGAAAAGAGATTACGGGTCTATTTATCCCTCTTGAAGTGAATCACCTTGAACAAGCCAAGAACGGAAACGTTTATTTAAATACGGTGGCGTTCAAAATGCAGGAGCCTAAAGAATGGGCCGACCACATTATAAAACACTCGCTTCCGAAAGAAGTTCGTGAATCGTGGACAGAGGAAGAGAAAAAGAACGAGCCGATATTAGGTAATTTACAATCGTCTGCGTCTGGACAAGGAACTGGCGCGTTGAGTTCAGAGGTTGTTAGTGAGGATGACGACTTACCGTTTTAGTTACGAATTAAGGCGATTTGAAAAATAATCGTCTTTTTTTGTTTGCTAAATTTATTTATTTATATATATTTGTATTCGTAATTAAACATAGAGGAAAGATGAAAAGAACAATAAAATTTAGAGCGTGGTTGGATTACATGGAAGAGGACGCTACAATGGAGTATTTTGATTTAGAAAACAGAATAAAGCAATATTGTGGTGAACACACCTATATAATGCAATTCACAGGCTTAACCGATAAGAACGGAGTAGAGATTTATGAAGGAGACCTGGTTAAATTAATGGAAGGGCACTCAGACCATTTGAGTGAAACTTTTAGAGTATGTTTTCAAAATGGTTCATTTGGATTAATTAAGGAGTCGTTTAATGCTCACACGTCATTTGGTTTTTATTTTCAAACAGCAATTAACAACGGAATTTTTTTAAATTATACTTCTGTAGATGGGTCTTGTTTTGAAATAATCGGAAACATTCACGAAAACCCTGAATTATTATGAACGAAGAAAAGAAAATAACATGGCTTTCTGTAGTATTGTTCAGCATACTCCTAACAGGAATGGCTTTAAAGAAACAGTACCCACCAAAACAAGCGGTACAATTACTTTATGACAAATGCCCTCACGACACGATAGATCCATCTAGGGATAGCATAGGCAGCATTAAAAGCTTCACTGTTGACGATAAGAGAAAGGTGTTTATTAAGGAGGTGGCTAAGTATTAATTTAAAAATAGGATTTTGAAAAACAAAACAAAAGAAGAGGTCTTAAATGATTTAGGTACAAAACTAATGACTAAGATTGACAAGGATTTTAGAAAATATCTAAGGGAATGTGCAGAGCATGGTATTGAATTACATCAATTTGGTGGGTTTATTAAGATGACTTTAGAAGATGGCAGGTGTAAAACAGAGGTTAATCTTTATCCTGAAATGATTAAATATTAAGATTATGAAAACAGAGAACAAAGAAGAGGCTAAGAGCCTAAGCATTAAGAATAAAATTAGAGAGATATTAGTAAATCACTCTGATAATAAAAATGCTAATGATAAAATAGAAGTTGAGTTGTTAGATTTATTTCACCAAACCCGTTTCCACCCTGAAACATTTGAGAGGGTAGAGAAGCCAGACTTTTATTACATGTACGAAGACCATATAGATGATAGTATTGAGTGGGGATTTAGTAAAGAGGATATTGCATTAGGACTCTTAAAACAGTGCAAGGCTTACAATAACGCCCTAACCCTTGACCAACTATTAGAAAGGTGTAAGGAGATGAGGGAAGGATTAATTGATTTAAAGGATAGTATTAATTCTGGTATTAATAAAAATGACTTGAAGACATTAATAAATCAAATGATTAAAAAATAAAACTATGTTAGAAGGAAAAGCACAAGATAAGTTTGAAGAGTGGTTGATTAAGTGGTTAATTGAAAACGGCTTAAAGTTTCAATCAAAAAGAGCGTTGGTGTATTTCAATGATTTACCAAATGAATTTCAATGGGGGGTCTTTCAGGATTGGGCTGATAGTTTGGGGTATCACATGGAGACGGTTTTGGAAGAGTGGGGATTTGATATGTCAGAGACAATTCATGTCACATCATTTAGGATAGGCATTCATGAAAGTGAAACAAACTATGACACAAGACCGCAAGCCAGAGAAGCAGCAATAAACAAACTAAACACTTTGATAAATGAAGGATAAAGAAATAATTGAGATTGTAGAACAATTAGTTGAAGCAACTGAAGAACTTAATGGGGAATTTCAAGAAGGTTGGGATGGTGTTATTCAAGACGGTAAAAAGCTATTAAAACATTTAAACGAATTAATCAATAATAAATAGAGAAGATGTACGTAAACGTTAGAATAAAAACCTTAAATAATGACTTAGCTACAATAAAAGTTGAGATTCCTAAAGACTTGAGAGATTATGATTATGACACTTTGAATGATGTTGTAAGTGATTATCTTGATGATAATGTAACAGAGGTTAAATGGTTTAGAATAATACAAACACTATGAACAACAAGAGATACAATCAAGAAGGTGAAGAGGTTACAAATCCAATGATAGGAATGTATTATGGGTGTACTCTTCAATTAGACTGCGAACGTTACAATGAGGCCAAAACCATTAAACAATGGATAGAACTAGCTGAAGAGAGAGGTGAGTTATTAATTGTAGCTGGCCGAATAGCTAGAGATAAAGAAAGTGAGCTCAAAGCAAAGGATAAATCAATCAAATCCTACGACATCCAAGTAGGTGAGTTACAAAACGAAGTGAACGTTACAAGGCAAGAACTTGAAAGGCTAAAGAAAGTAATGAGTGATTTAGGACTGAAGAACTACTAAAACAATAAAGAAAGCAGAGGGTTAATTAGAAGGGCGCTAATATAAATCAATTATTAATAAACACCTACTTGGTTGGGTGATGGGTTTAAAAGCCCTCTGTTTACTTAACCAAGAAAACAACCCAACCAACTAGCGCACCACCTAACCATAAAGACAAAAAAGTCCGTTGCCTTCTTAACCTAGTTATTTCATTTCGCTGCCCATATACGAGGGATTCACCAATTTGAATTTGATCTTGCTTTTCATCCAGAATTTCGTAAAGTAGTTGTATTTCTTCTTCATTGATTTTATTTAACGAATCGGCAAAGATATACTTTTCATGTGAGGCAGCAAGTATTTTAACGGTGGATATTGGTAAGCATAAGGTGTCCAATTCTTGCGCGTAAACTATCTTTTGAAATGTCAGTATAAACAGAATCAATACTGTTAAGCGTGTCTTTAAGTTCATGTTTTTTTGGTTGAAGTTCATTAATTAGCAAAACTAAAGAATCAACTCTGTATTGTGACTCTTTTAACTGTTCTTGATGGTACGTGTTATTTTCTGGTTCAGGCTTAACGAGCAGAAAAACAACAATCATAACCAAAACTATTATGATAATGTTGTTCGTTTTCATATCGTTACGATTTCCAACTCTTCCATTTTACACTCAACCATTCCGGCCAGTGCCTTCTTGCTCGAAACGTTATCTGGAATACCGTCATTTGTAATGTCGTACTGATCAGAACCAGGAAGAATACAGCCAAGCGTATGTTTAAAATGCGTACCCGAATGAATTAGAATACCTGAACGGCCCGGAACGTTATGAACCCTATAACACCACCCAAACTTCCTATGGTTTTCGATTGTCACAGGGTAGATTCCTTCAGGAATGCAAGATTTTCGTATTTCGTTTCCTTCGATTCCATCATTATTTAAGTCAGGCAGTTCTAGTGTATAGCATTTAAAATCGTCACACTGAAATTCTCCCAAAGTTTGTTGAGCGTCTTTTGAAACTCTGTATATTATTCCTCTTTTTTTCATATCGTTTCTGTTCTTAGTTTACCGAATTGCCTTAAATGTTTTTCAATATCAATTGGAGTAAGTTTATACGGCTCTAAGTATTGTTTAAATCCATTCTGAACCATAAAATAGGCTATAACATTAGCTAATAATTCACTGCAAAACTGCTTTTTTGTGTTTTTTTTATATAGTTTGTGAGTTTGATTAAAAAAGAAAAGGATATTTGCCCAATAATCATAACCAGTTACTAAATGTTTAAATCCTTCGTAAACTGACATATCAAACATTTCTTCAGGTAAATCTGAATAAATAAATATTGTTGTACCTTCTCTCCCTTTCTTCCAATCTTCAAAAGGTATATCCCGCACTCCTTCCCCCGCTACTGACTCATAAACTATCCCTTCATTCATCCAAGCAATATGATCAAAAGCACCGTTTGTTTTCATTCGAGTTATACCATTTACCCAAGAAATAGGCTTTCTTAATTTTACAGGACGATTTGTCAATATTACCTCAATCATAGTTTTCACTTATGTATGTTGTTATAGTTAGATTGATTCTATCGAATAGATCTTGAGTGAAATAAGCGTCAATAGTCAATAAATCCAATTCTTCTTTTGCTGTAACCCACCACCCACGATCTATATTCAACTTTACTTTTTCAAGTTTCTGTTCTATAGACTTGTTGACTACTCGTGGTAAGTTTTTACCTTTTGAGTTCACTCTCAACTCTGACATTAAGTCCCTAGACATTTTTCTCCCGTCCGTTATCCTTTTAATATATAGTTTTGACTCTATTTTAATTGCATTCTTCTGTTCAGAGTCATTTATCGGATCTCCGATTACATCTATTAAATAACTTAAACAATCTTGAACATTATCAAAATGATTATTTTTTTCATCTAGTATATTTCTATAATCCAAATTATATAAGGCAAATTTATGAAGTTCCAAATGTTCTATGAAAATACTATCGCCTTGATTATAAGCTTTATATTCATATATAGGAAAATAATCATTTTGTATAATGAAATTATCTGAGTATTCTGATTTAAATATTTTATCCATAATTAGTTAATTCTTGACAAAACAAAATTAATGTTGTACACATCACAATTAGTATTTGCATTCAATATTATCTCCAAACCATTTAATAAGAATGTGTCAAGAGAATAAATCAAAGTTGATATTGAAATTGCTGAAGGGCTTCCGCTAATTCTTAACTCCGAACTTCTTTGGTCGATTACAATTTGAGACAATACACCTGTGCCAATAGATAGCTTTGTTAGTAATTGTCTACTGTTTGCACTCGGAGTGCATAAAAAAGTAATTCTAAATATATAAGAAGCTCCAAGCAAAGGGCTCGTGATTCTGTTCGCTGTATCATCAAAAAAGTCGTCTACGTCATACCCTTCAGGTGCGTATGTGTCAATAGTTGAGTCTGCTGTAAATGTCAGTACTGTATCTGTATTTGAAGGCAAAGAAAAAGGACTACCACTTGTTTGAGTTTCGTCCGTCATAGTCACCCATCCCAACTGATCAATTCCTCCACCAGTACCGTAAATAGTATCTACTCCACTTGAATCTCTTTTTGTCAGTAAATTGTTATTGTTACTATCTAAAAACAAAAAATACCCCCCAGATTGAGGGTTACCAATTGTTGTTCCGTCTGCTGTTCCTAAGTCTATTAATGCACTCATTTTATATCAGTATTAGTTGACCTCTAATTATTAAACGTCCATAAAGATTCAACCTGTTATGAACTACCATTTGTTTACCCTCTTCAACTTTGAATACTTGCCTATCATCAATTTGAAAAACACTAGAGTGATGGTCTTCATCAGGAGTTCTTGACAAGTCAATAGAGGTATTGTTTTTTATATTTCTTTTTGCTAGATTAATCAATTTTGACGAATTTAAAAGTTACGTTACCATCCGAACTATTTGCAGTGTACGATATTCTGAAATATTTATGAATCATATTGTCATCTCTAAAATATTCGCTTATAGGAATATCTGTTGATTCATCTTGATAATTAAACCATGTCGAGTTATCGTCACTCACTTGAAGAGTAACAGAAGGATCTCCTGTAGTATGCGTACTAGAACAGTATAAAACCCAACCCTTAATCCAATCAATCAAATTAATTCCAGCAGTTGTAAAATCTGTGACTCCTGTGTATCCATCTATTGCCGTAGCTGTAGCCTCTTCATAGAAAATTACGTAATCTTGTTTAGCCATTAGTTGTTAGTTTTGTAAATGTTGTCATATTCATAGGCCATATCAAAAGAATAAGTTTTCCTTATAGATGTAGCACTAGGATTATTCAAATTCATTCCTTCACGCCTTACCGGGAGGTTAACGTATTGATTTGCTTGATAATTTCTAGGGTCTACAACATGATTGTAGACGTTATAATCCGTGACATAAATTTCACTACCGAATAAATCATCAAAGACAACCGGCATAACCTGAATCGAACTAAGCAAATGCAAGTCCAGTTGATAAGTTGGTCTAAGTTGGTCTTTTACTTGATAAGTTGAAAGATTAGAATTATTTAATACTAGATGATCATTCTCCACCTCATTGGATTTGAAATAGAATCTACCTGGCAATCTTGTTTGCTGTTCGAAATATATTCTCTCTGTATCAGGTGTAAGTTGTGAATAATTTAACTGAATGTTTGAATAGTCGTTACCATGATGCAATTCACCTTTATTTTTAGAATAAATTCTAACAGTACCATTTGCAGCCTTATCTGTGTAAGGCATAAGTCTAAACACAGGAGATTGATATTGATTAATCACACCCCCGCCAAAATTAGAATTCTCCACAAGGCTAAATTGATAACGTCCATATCCAAGTGTGTTCCAAATGTCGTAAAACGAAACTTTAAACCAGAAATAGTTTTTACCTTCATTCAAAACTCCGTGAGTTCCATCTAATAAAGTGGTGATAACTCCCGTATCAATATTTGTAACAGTTCGAGTAATTACCGAAGCAGATAAAGGTGGATTGTTTACAGTAGGAATAAACAAAGAGTGCCAATCGTTCTTCAATTCGTCAGCTCCCGTTTCATCTGTGAACACTTTTAAATCAGGAACACATTGAACAAAACAAGTGCAAAACTCTCTGTCGAAATCAACAGTAGTTTTTCTTATAACGGGCACTTCATCACTTTTGGTTGAAAAGTACTTTGGCGTTTCTAGGCTAGTAGATGTTTGGTTTAATATTATCATGTGTTTGTAACTAAGTGTCCGTAAACATTGAAAGGTTTGTTATTTATGATAAATTCACCTTTAATTCTGCAAGTCAATGTAACTGTTGTTAACGAAGGTTGCGCCACAACAACATAATCAGAACCAGCTAAAGGCTTCAAAGCGTTTTGATCACTCTGCCAATCTACAAAAGAACTTAACCTTGAAGTCTGTCCAACCTCACCAGTATATTCAAACACCATTTCCCCTGCAATATTCAACAACGTTCCGCTAGGCTTTGTGATTGTGACCACAACTTCTACATCTTCACCAGAATAAGCTGTATTTATTTGATCACCGTTTAAATCAAAAAACTGTGTCACCTGAGAATATCCCGTTCCGATAACGTCAACGTCAAAATCAGCTACTAGGGATTCGTCAGAACTTAAATGGTGAATAGTATCCACACCATTGTAGGATGTTACAGCCGTAACAAAAACGAATATATCATAAGTGAGTTCGTCCGAATAGTTAGAAGTCCTCTGATTAAAATTGTCGTTTTCTTCTGCTGAATCGTAAAACTGAGGTGCTATTAATGCAGCCGCTAAGTTTTCAATCCAAGTTCTGTGAGGTATTTCAAAACCTAACTGAAATGTAAACTCTTGGTAATTTTGAAACACAGCCGGAATAGTAGTGAATAGGTTCACTTTCCTAATTTCGGAATTGTCAGGAGTGTTTCCAAGCGGTCTGTTAGTATTGATACTTATTGTTTGATACTTCCCCCCACCAACATCTACAAATGAAAGTTTAGATGTAAACGGAAATTTGTACTTATCAATATCAAAAAAGGTTTCAGTATTTGGTATCCTTCCAACTATTCTATATTCAAGGGATTTCAAAGCATGGTTGGTACTTCCTGACTCCTTAATAGTTCGAAATGAACCCGACATTATATAGGCCGTATTGTTCCAAGTGTTTAGCCCTGTGACTGGTGAAGTCAATGCGATATCCGAACTAGCTGGATAAAAATTAAGTTGATTGTCAGTAATTCCTAAAGTATCGCTGCTTTTATTTACCGGTCCAGAATACAGTAAAATCGGCATCCTGTTCGAAATTGGCGCATCTAAAGAACCGTTTTCTATTATAACCGAAACGGCAATATTATCACCGTCATTTAGCGAATCAGTAACGCCCGCAGCATTCCAATCTAAATCGAATTGCAAATCTAGTTTTCTTGGGTTCCCTCCGTTTATATTCGCTTGAAAATTGTTTATTATCGTAGATGAACTTGTTCCGGCCGCTTCTAAAACGTCCAATTGATCCCAAACAAAGTTGGTTTCAAAAGTATTCGACAATACGTCAATTTCTGTTTGTGAAGGAAGTTTAAAAACGTATAGATAAGCCTTTACACCTGAAGCAAAAGAGGCACTTAACCACTCAACAGTTGCGTTTATGGTGTTGGTGCTTTTAACATTGTAGTCCGTGTTGTCGATTGTGTCCAGTACGTACTGAGCACCACCGTTATTAAAGTTCTGCCCTTGAAAACCAACAGACCCTAATAAATAACCGTCTTCTATAATTTTGGCGTTATTCGGATTATTCGGGTTTGTAAGAAACGAAATCTTTGAAGCGTATCTATAAGAGTTATTTCCTTGAAATGCTTTAGCTGGTATTGTCCCCGCTAAGTAATTCGAAAGCCAAGTTTCTACAAACGGTGGCATTCTAAAAATATGCTCTATTGTAAAACTAAAAACACTCGACCCCGTACCACTAGACCCCGTGTAGGTTGCCTCAACGCTCCCCAAGTCGGTTGAAGGGTTGCTAATATAGGTCATCTGTTTAGCAACGGATATTACTAAATCCGATACCGTGTAAAACTGTGGTTCACCGTTTAGTAGTGAGTTATAAGAATTCGTGTTTTGTATATTCGGAATAATCCCAAATTCGAAGTTTAAAGCAGTTGGCACTGTTGTAACTCTGAATACATAATCGGAACGTTCAAGCCCATCAGAAACACCTAACGCACTAAAAAATGCAGTGTTAGTTGTGTACATTAAATTACCCTGAACGGATTCAACAGTCTCGGACGTGTTAACGCCATTCGCTTCAATAAACAAAGTATCTCCAACGGAAATACCCTCAGTTGCCCAACTATTATAAGGGTGCGTAAATTTAATTAAAGTTTTGTTGGATTCTGCTTTTATTAAAACATCTGTTGACGCTTCAACAACTGTAGAAACTTCAATGGTTTGAACGAGTTTAGTTTTTTCAGCTACCAATATCTGAAAGTAACTAACATAGTCCGTTGTTGGGTTTGTTGCAAACGTGTCCCCGTTTCGGTGCTGGCAAAGCCATTTTCTATCTGTTATGTCGATTATGTTCATTTCTTCAAGTGAGCTAAATACCGTTGTGCACCTTCTAAGTCCTTATTCTTGATAAAAGTACGAAGATTTTCATTAATTTTGTCAACTTTTTCTCTTTCTTCTTTTGTTGCGGATTCGTATTTCTCTTTGAAAACACCAAGAGGATTCATTTTATTAATCTGATCAAGGTTCTTTTTTGTCTTTTCGTTTAGATATTTTGGTGAAATCATACTTCTGTTTCAGTTATGTTTGTGTCAAACGGTTCGTTCTTCTCGGCTGTTAGTTCCGCACTTCTGTCGTGCTCTGTCCACTCAATATCGTTTATTTTCGCCAATCCATCAAGTTGAAAAAACGGATTTTCTTTCGTTGCTTGGTAATTAGCAAGTGAAAAAGGTATCCTTAACTGCTCTATAGATATGTACTGACCTTTAAAGTCATTCTGAATAGCCGGCGAAAATGGATAATAACGAGAATTGTATATGAACTCAGCCGAACAACGCGATTTAAAATCACTTGGTATCCTGATTATCTTATTCACTTCGCTAACAACATCCGCATCTATAAATTTCGGAACGCCCCAAGTATCTGATTCAACTTTTAAACCGCCGGGCGTTAATGCTAATACAAAATTCAATCCAGATAACGCAAGGAAATCTGTAGTTGATTGGTCACTGTTTGCACCTGGATCTATGTATTGCCCGAATTGAGTCACAAATCCTTGTATAGTACTTAAAAAAGAATTGTTCTCTCCTATCGCCTCTTCAATTATTGGTAACAGAACATCTTGAATCGGGTCGTATCTACTAGCCAAAGCCCAATTTATTCGAATATCTTGAAGACCTCCTAAAGTATTCATTCTTGGGTCGAGTTCTGTTATTAAATCGCGGTGTACTTCATGCGCATCTCCGTTTTCTGTTACAAGCGTATGCAAATCTGACGGGTCGTAAGTATAAGTAACACGAGTAGTAGCATAAACTTCTTCGGTTTTGTTTCGATAAATACCGTTTTGCCTTTGCTTAGTCGTTTCAATTAGAACCGATTCGGCAACAAATGAAGGGTTGTCCGTCCAAAATGGGTCGGATTCTGTTTTGATATGAACTGTATCTCCTTGGTCGTGGAACCGAACGTTGTAAATATTATCCACCTCTTGCAGTGTTTCGCTTATTAGATAACCCCAATCTCTAGGTTTTAGCGTTCCATTACCAGCCGATTGAATACCCGGAGCCAAAGCCCCTCCAAAACCACTCTCACTTGACTTGACAAATTTTCTATTTATATCATCTTCAATAATACCCCACTCAACCGTTTTGCCTAACTTTTCAAACGCTGCCTCAACAACGTCTTTTAATTTCAATACCGGATACCACGTTTCTGATGCAATCATTAAATCAATACTAGATTCGATAAGACTCTTTAATTGTTGCACCTGAACGAATAGATTTAACATTAATGTAGCGAATTCCACCACACCGACAACAATAGACAGTCCAATCATGTCCGAAATAGCAGATAGAAAATCCTGAATCATACTAAAGAACGTACTCGCAACCGTGTAGGTTAAGTTTATCAATTGGAAGTATCTTTCTTTTTGAGTAATTCGACCCACTTGAACAATTGGGAGCCAGTATTTATTCGATATATTCAGATATCCTTGTTGATACAAAAGGCCCTGAGTGAATATCGAAACACGGTCAAGCGTTGTTAAGTTATCGGTCAAGTCTCTAATCGGAATCTTGTAAATGATTGGGCCAAGTTTCGAATAGATTTCCATTTCAGAAAGTACCAGAAAACCATCAAAAACAATCTCTTGGTCATCTACCACTATTCGATAAGGAATGCCATTAAATACTCCGTACTGTTGACTCCATAGTTTTATGAAAGATGCAATATCACCCGTAAAAGTAAGCGTCTGATTCTGCACTTCAGCACTAAAAAAATTGTCCACAACGGACGCATTAATTTTTAACTCTTCCCATTCTTCAGGAGGATTTAACTGCGTATATTGTGGGCCGTATAAGTGTTTTTGTGACATACTTATTTTTTACTAACTGGAAATAGTCGTTTCGTTTTACCCTTTTGATATTGTAATACTCCTGTCATGGCATTAAATGCCGCAAGACCTTGATCTGTTTGTTTCATTTTAGAAACCTCAATTAATTCTTTTAGTCGAGCTTCAACAACTCCGCTTTGTGCTAAACCTGCTTGCTGACTTGGTAGCATTATATCCGTGTCCATAGACTTCTTATTCGAAGCCTCAACAATTCCGTTTTTATACCACGATTTGAAATCACCCATAGATTTCCCTTTCAGACCCATTTCGGAAGTAGTTTCTTTATCTACAACAAACTCTCCCTTATGAACGATACCCGCAGTTTCGTATTTACCTCCATCACCCGTATAGCCACCTGTGTAAAACTGAGACTGTACAAAGTTTTTAAGCTCTAGCATTTGCCCTTTGATGTTCTGTACTGGATTACCTTGACCGTTCTGAACTGTTGCGGCTAGTAATTCAAGTGAAGCGACTAAGGCTTTGATTCGTTGCTTGTCCTTTTCCAATTTAGCTTGTTGCGCCAATGCTGCTTTTTGCTTCTCACGTTCTAAGTTTATAGCTTCGTCTGCTTCAAGCCCTGTTTTCTTGGCTTGGTCGATTAGTCTATTTTCGGCGTCCTTAGAGTCTTCAACTATCTTATCTTGTTGGGCTATACGTCTGTCAATTTCGTCCAGCTTTGAACTTTCCAATTCAGCGATAAGATTAAGCCCTTGCGAAATAGTATCTCGCATAGAATCAAACATATCACCCAATTTGTTTAACATTTTCTCCTGAGTAGACACGAGTTTTTCAGACTCCTTTTCGATTTCTAAATTGGCGTTCTTTATTATCTCGATTCGTTCGGTTTGATTCGCATCAACAAAACGTTGGTATTCTAACTCATGATTTTTCAAGATGTCCTTATCTTCTAAATCTAGTTCGATTATCTTATCGCCAGTTTTACGCATCAATTCAATTTTCTTCTCAGATAATAATGTTACTATCTGTTCCTCTGCTGCTCCTTGTTTTCTTAATGATAATTCATAATCCTTTAATGCTTGGTCTTGGGCTTTTCTGAACTGTTCTAGTTCGTCAACTTTTGAGTCTTTGGATGCTCCAGTTCCAGAACCTCCATCTTTTTTTCCAAATCTATCATCCAATTCATTGAATTTCCTTCTACCTTCAGTGATGTCCTCCCCAGCTTGTTGTAAACCTATTAATTCGTTTTTCAATTTGTTTACTAACTGTTGCTGTTTGTTTAACTCAATAGAAACGTTATTGCCAGATAACACACCTGTTAGTTGACCTGTAATATCCAATAGTCCTAATTCATCAGCTTCAGCTTTCAATTCCCTCACCCTCTTAGTAGCTGCCAAAAGTTCCTCTTCAACAACTTGAAGTTTTATTTTTCTATCTAACTGCTCAACGATTTGACTATAAGCAGCAGCAACTTGTTTTGCAAAATCTGCTTCATCTTCTAAGTTTTCTAAAGTTGTTCCGTATTCTGCATTTATTTTCTTTATTAATTCCTCTCTTCTCTCGTTCGTTGTGTTTACATTCAATAACTCTGCACCAACTAGTTTTAACTTATCTTTTTCAACCTCTAAAAGCTCATTAGCTTTATCCATTGTTTCGTTAAATAGGTCGTTGGCGCTTTTAGCGTTTATTAAATTGTCCACAATATCCCATATGGCTAAACCAACAGTCACCAATATCGCTACCCAAGAGCCTAATTTTTTAACGTTTATAGACTTATTAAAAAACTTATTTGCTAAAGTTGCTGACTTAATTGCTGTTTTATAAGCAATGAATGCTATTACGCTCTTCCCTATAATATCCATTACGAACTCCAAATTCTCAGCTAGAAACTTAATGATATCTTTAAGAGCAGCACCTGCACCACTCGATTCGTTCATCTTTAATATCCAGCCTTCCCAAGCAGACACCAATAATTTCACAGCACCACCCAAAGTATCGAGTTGTTTGTCGGCCATTTCCTTAGCGGCCCCGCCTGCGTTGTTTAACTTCTCTGTTAAAGCGTCAGCACTTACACCCGATTCAGCCAATACGGTTCCGATAACGGCCCCACGTTTACCAAATAAAGCAAGTGAAGCGGCATTTTTATCAGTCGCTCCGTTAATCTTCGCCATGGCCTCCTCAAACGTTAACCCTTGTTTCGATAATTCTAAAAATACGTTTCTCAATCCTGTTCCGGCTGTACTCGCATCAATACCCGCATCCGTCAAAGTACCAAGTAAAGCTGTAGTTTGCTCTATATTAAACCCTGCATTCTTGGCTACTGGAGCAACGGCACGCATAGCTACGGTGAATTTCTCCATATCAAGCGAACTAGCACTAAACGATTTCGCCATCACATCAGTAACCCTTTGAGTCTCGCTAACGTCCATACCGAATGCTCGCAATGTGGAACCTACAACCGTGGCAGCTGTCCCTAAATCCGAATTAGTAGCTGCAGCAAGTTCTAAAGTAGCCTGTGTAACGCCTTCGATTTCCTTCATACTGAAACCAAGTTTTGCGTATTCTTTTTGCAATTCGCTTACCTGACTTGCCGTAAATATAGTTGTTGCTCCTAGTTCTTTCGCTTGTGCAGTTAGTCCCGCAACTTCTTCTTTCGTTTTACCTAAAACTGAAGCCAAATCGGCTGTAGATTGTTCGAAATCTCGAACGGTAGTGAACGCACTACGAATCAACATGAAGACACCAAAAGCCAAACCGAGTTGCCCCAAAGCGCCACGAAGTTTACCGACCACTTTAGTGTATTGACCAACTTTATGTTGATGCATACCTAGTGCCTCGTTGGCTCTGTTTCGTGTCGCGTTTAATTGCTGTATCTGTTTACGTAATATTCTGGATTGTTTCGTTTCCTTACCTTCCGCAATGACTAGATCACGGTATCTTTTGGTAAGTAGAGTAATTTTAGTATTGAGTCGGTCAAACGCCCCAATGTTCTGATTTGTTAGTTTTGCCTCTTCACGGGCTATTTTGTTTCGTCTTTGCTCCTCAACTTTTAGCTGTTGAATTGTTTTTCTTTGCTGCTCGTTTACTTGTGTAAGTTTTTGACGTTGCGTAACAATCTGCTTTTCTATTTTCTCCTTTTGCTTCAGGATAGAAACGGATTCTTTTTCGAGTTTTGTTAAATCTCTAACACCTCGCGCGGTTTCTTTTGTGGCTGTTGCAAGTTCGACAGTTACTTTCAACTCCTTATTCAGAGTCGCTGTCATTTCTTTCAACTCCCCCTCACTCATATTGGCTATGTTCTTGAGGTTGGTCAATTCAGTATTCAATTGCCTTACTAAATCCGCGCTGTTCTGTCTAGCCATTTTGCGTTGGTGTTTGTTCGCTTATAACTTCCGAAATTTTAATGAACTCCGCAAGCGTTGTTGTTTTTGGATTTATCGATTGTCCGTATCGCTGTTGAACAATCATCCTTGTCTTAATTATATCTACATCCTGTGAGGACGATTTTAAATTTTCAATTTTTGCCGTGTAGAAATCAATCCAATTTTGTTGGAATAAATCACCAGCAGCAAACAAAACTCGCGCTCTCATTCTTTGTATAATAAGTGTACGCCATTTTGCAATAATGTCTTTGTTGCCTTTTGTCAATTCAATGTACTCGTCTTGAATATCAAAATAGGCCTCTTCTAATTCTTGCCAGTCTACTTTCTTCTCCCTATCCTTCTCATCTTTAATCAGCCATTTCAAATCCCCTTTTATGTTCAACTGTTCCCAATTGTGTAACAGTATCTCATAAGTCGAATTTATTATTTTCATGCCGCGATTTTAGTCAATATACTCTCGAAATATAAATTTAGCATAAATTCCGCAGCTTTTTGCACACTTTCAAAAGTTAACCCTTCTATTTCTTCTCCCCACTCTTCTTTCAAGTCCACATCTCCCTTGTTGGAATCGGACTCAATGTCGAATCCACTAGCACTAATATTCTCGATTCTAAACGATTCATGATATTCTCCTGTATCATACAAATCAACTTTAAACTTTCCTTGCTTTTTTCCAAGCGATAAGGTGAAATTCGAATAACCTCCACCAATATCAGACAGTAATTTGCCTTCTGAATTCACAAACTGCCACCTTAACTGATCCGTATTGAGTTTAACAAGAAATTCTTGTGTAACTTTCTGGCGCATTACCGATACAAATATTTGCCCCGCGTCAAGTGTTTTGATACGCTGCAACATGATCCCGATATCTGTATTATTTAAATCCATAAAAAAAGCCCCCACCGTTGGGCGAGGGCTTTTTAGTTATTTGTAACTGTCTCGCCATTTTTCGGCTCGACTCCACGCGTCCTCGATTTTACTCGCTTCGATATTGCCCTTCCATATCTTAACGAATTCGACTTGCGTTCGGATCATACAGGACGGCATTTGAATCTTATCAATTTTCGAATCCTTGTAAAGTTTTGGCATTACTTTTTTTTCGCTTTTCTTTTTTTCTTTAACCATCTGACCTGTGTTTAATTATTAATCCAATGTTACTTTGAAAGTTCTCATTGATACCCCAGACTTGAAGAAATCAATCCAGATTTCGTTTGTAGCTGTTTGAGCAGCTGTCAAAGTCAAAGTATATGCGCCCGGTTCAGTTGAAGACTCGGCCAAAGTTGCAGCCACGTTTGCAGCAGTACTTTTATTGTAGACTTCTCCCGTAGTAACACCCTTGTCTGGTGACAAATCGGCAGTTACTAATCCAGTCACTGGCTTCTTAAAGTCAACACCACCATAAAGCGCGTTAGCTCTAAAAAGAATGATAGTTTGAGTAGCATTTGAAATTTCGTAAGGGATAATCTCAATAGCACCGATTGAAAACCAGTTTTTCACTGGATAAGCAATGCTTTCTGAAGAGATGTAATCTCTATTCGCTTCGTTTTCCAACTCATCCATCAACATTGAAACCATCATTTTTTGAAGTGAACCTTTTACAGCCGCCCCATATTGAGCAGATAGTGTCTCACCTTGAAGTTTCATTGGGATTAAATTACCGTTTCCATCATTCATGCCCTCTAATTGGCCTGAATAAGTGCCGTAAATAACTCCGATTTCGTTACATTTCAACGAATCGTAAGAAGCTTTTAACGCTGGGTTTGCATCTTCTTTCGAGTGCTCCCAAGTAATCGGCTGCTTAATTTCCTCACCTGTTGGAATCGGAACACCGTCACGGTCTTCTGTTTCATTTTCTCCTGGAGGAGCTGCGAGGTTATACATTTCAGGATATATGAACCAAGCGTCTGCCGGATTCGTATTCACTGCGTCAATCTTACCTTGTACGTAAGCTTGGTCAATAACAGTTCCAGCCGGAATAGAATTTGGCTGCCCTGAACTGTTAGTCATATACATAAAAATCGGGAATTTCGCTCTTGAAACAAGAGGCATGCATCCACTATGGCCAGGAACTAGGGGTTTTCCCGCACATTGACATTCAATTAAAAATTGTGACATAATTAATAATTTTAATTGTTAGATTTGCGGCCCGTCTTTACGCCCGGAATCCATAGCGTTTTTTCATGAACAAATGTATGAAAATTATTTATCATATTCTAATCTTCATTTTCGTTTATAATAAAATCTTCAACAACTTTTATAGCTTCACTAACACTTTCATTTCCTTCTGCTAATTTCTTCAATAAAGGGAGTAGTATCTTAAAACTTGTTGCCATCTGTGCGTTTTGCATTTCAATAATTTTGTACTTACCTTCTAGTATTTGATATTTATCTTGAAGACTTCTTATGTCGTCTTCATCCTTTTGCAGCCGGGTCATCTTAATTTTAGTTAGATTTGAATCCCTACTGATAAGGTACTCCCAAAGCTTTTTGGCTCCAAACACTGTAACGGCTAAACCGCTAACTGATGATAATACGATTTCAAGTGTTGTCATTGTTTTAAATTATTATTTGTTTAGTCTTTTGTTTTCATTGTATTAATGGTGTTATTTGAGCTTCAATCCAAGCGTTCAAAGTATCGCTCCAGTGCAAACCGTCTCCAGAGTCAGAGGAGGCGTTCAAAAAACCGCTTCCATTGTCTGCCTCAGAGTACACGTCAATTATTGGGGAGGTCAAGTATTCGCCAGAATGCCAAGAGTTGAAACTTGCAGGATTTGCTAGCCCATTATAAGGAGGACAATTCAATAAAATCATGTTTTCTCTTGCTACTCCTTGAGATTCTAACTCATCCGTGAAAGCAAGATATGAGGCTTGAACGGTCGCTAAACTGTTGTTGATAATATCATTTATTGGAAACTCAACAACCCACTTGTTCGCGTTTATCAATGCTATTTCTGAAGACTTATTTAACGCTGTACTTGTTTGGTCATTTATTGCAGCCGTTTTTGTAAGGGTCAGTAAAGGATTATTTGTTTTCAACAATTCAAAATAAGTATTTGAAGGGGTTGTGGCTCCATAACCTTTGGTTTGTGAAGTTCCAATAACTCCTATATCTACGTTTTTCATTTCAGTAGATGAAAGCTCAATAGAAGAGACCCAATGCTCACCATTAAAGTGCCCTATAAACATTCTAGAAGAAGACATGTCCAAAAGGCCAAAAGGATAAGCATAAGTATATGTTATCGCTGATCCGTTTTCACTTTCGAGTAAAGAAAGATTTTGAATTGTGACCGTGTAAAGGCCATTATCATAGTCCAGAGTCATTCTGTATTCGTCATCAATGGAGTTTGTTACTGCTGTAGTAGTAGCATAGCCAGCGTTTGATCCTGTGCCTTGATTGGCCCACCAAACCTTCCCATTAAAAGAAGCGTTGTCTGTGTCTCTCCAGTGAAGATACCAATCATTTCTTTCAAAAGGGAGTAGAGGGTCTGAATAAAAACCAATTGCCAAGCCTTCTGTTGTTGTTGTCATTGACTTTACGATATAATCAACTGTAAAACTCCATTTTGACAAGCCTGTTATATAGTTTTTAAACTCTATTCTGTCAACAAACGGATAGTTAACTCCTGCAGCAGGACTTCCTGAAAACTTGATATAACCATCTTCTAGGACAACACTTGTACTTCCTGTTGTTTCTATATCAAAATCATTTAGATCAGAAAGATCAGATGCCTTCACTCTGAAAATTCTACCAAATGGTGTTGGTCCCAAGTTTGGAGTTGAAGCCCTAAGAAGATTTAAGTCGCGCCCGTACATTATTTCGTCAAGTTTGCGTTTCCTGCTCCAAGTTCAATCTCTGTAAAACTCTTTCCGTCTTGCGCTGAAATATAACCACCATTTCCACCAACAGCAGAACCTGGGGTTGAAACATATAGGCCGCGAACATTTTCATCGCTTCCTGAATGTTTTAATCTTGTAACCGTTGCGTCTGCAGATAAAAAAATCTGTGAAGCGTTAATTGTATGCAAGTCTGTATCGTTTATAATACTCCCTCCTTTGTGTTGGGCTATTGTTGATAATCCTTTTGTTGCTCTCATTTTTATTTATTGTTAAATTTTTTTAATTAAAATTGTCCTCTTGCATCTCTCACAACTGCAAAAGAATCTGAGGTACTGTATAGTCGTGAAGAAGCAATACTACCATTAGTATCCATAAACCACCCTGAAGCAGTTGGGTTTCCTGCCGTTGGGGTGCACGTCTTAAGTGTTTGTAGTATATTAAATATTGGGCTGCTTGTCCCTTGCATTGGTAATTGTAAGGTCTCGTCTATCACTGAATCCATTTGGGCCTTAATAGGTAAATGATAGTCTGTAAAACCTTGGAAAGAAAAACCTTCGCAAAATGATATTGCGCCCGTTAAATTAGAAGGCCCGCCTTTAGTTAAAACCCATCCAGCCCCCGTTAACCTATCGAAAGCATAAAGAGTTGTGTTAAATGTTGCTGCTCTTGTTGTGGCCACATGGCTAGCGTTATAATACAAACCATCATCACTATTATAATAAGCAGCGTTTAAATCTATAAATCTATAGTTATGCCCTAAACCTTCTTTATCAAATTGAACCTTATAAAAATCTCCGTTTGCGAGCGCTTGCATTCTACCATCCGCCGGAATTGTATTATCGTAAGTGCCGTTTATATTATGCCATCCTTCGTCATAAGTATTGTAAATTACATCCCAAGTTGGTTGAGGCACATTATAATAAATATCGCCCACACCATTAGGAAATTCTAATTTAAGTAATTCCTGACTATTAGTTATTATGGTTGGATTTATAGTATTTCCGTCAGTATCTACCGTTTCAATTTCTTTAGGTATTGTATTACCGACTTTGGGACCATCAATAGGAACGCCGTTTAAGTTTTCTAAAGGATTATTAAAATAAAGAACTTTACTATTTGGGTCATCCAAATCAATATCTGGTGTGATCTCTTCGTCTTCTGAATTGTACAAGGTGTAATCTACATTCTCACCACTTGGAGTACTAGATAGAGATATAGACCCGGCATTTAATGTTTGAGTAACTGGATCACACGAAGCAGAATCTACAGTAATTCGTTTAGTATTAGCCGTATTTGTTGTAAGTGTACCAGTGTCGTTTCCTAGCGAATCAACAACCTCAATTGCTATGTTTTGCCCCGCAGCCGTATCGACACCCGTATCTACCCCGTTGAATGAAGTCGTTACATCTTGACATGTGTTCGGGTCCTGTTCGTCAGGACAATCACAAAACGAATAAATCAAAACTTCTAAATCAACTTGAAGCTCTACACCAGAAAGTGGTTGATCAAAAATCAACTCATCATTTCCCCATACAGTAGAATCCCCAAAATTCGGCCACTCTTCGCGCCTTGCTCTTTCTGGCTCATTGAATCTGTCATCATCTTGAACCAGTTTAAAAAACAAATCTGCCATTGAATGAGCTGGATCTATTACTTTAGATTGTTGTAGTTTTGTAGTGTCGTACTTTTTCAAGTAGTTCAGTAAGAATATAGGTCGAATCGAACCTGTATAAGCTATATCAGAATCGTATTCTCCCGGCTGTGTTGCTCTAGTTTTTGGTAAGTAAACAACTGGATTCTTAACGTTCTTCTTTTTGGCTCTCTCTCCTTCTACTTTTCGGTGCGAACCGTGCCAGAACTCAGGCGCTTCTAGTTGAAACGTCACCTCTCCTGGAGCAGTTGAACCTTTTAATGTAATATCTTGGTTTAGTGTGAAATCAGTTACCGTATAATTATTCCCATCAATAGTAAGCGACTGTCCCAAGTGAACCCAATATGTATTGCAAACCGATACAGTAAAACTCGTAGAGTTATTGGTCGTTACGTTAGTAATCGTCAATACAGGAGTCATTTGATTCACTATCGACTCAATTACTGTTACTATGTTAGCTGCGTAATTCATTAACCTAAACCGTTATAAAAATCAAGGTGCTGCCCGTTGTATTCTGGATAATCCGAAGAGTTATCACATATGTACCACTGAATCATTCGAGCCGTTCTAATAGCTTCGTTATAATTCTTAGCCATCCAAATACCGTCATTTGTTGGTGTACTATTTTCGGATAGTTGCGTGTGATTACCGCCCGTGGTTACCAACGAGTTGTTTTGTCTTGCGTAATAAAACCAAAGAATCCCTTTGATAGAGAACTGCATACCTTTCGATTCAACAACAGAGCTGCCACAGTCTTCTTGGAACGCATCCCAAATGGATTTAAATCGGGCGTCTAGTAGTGACGAATCACCAACAACAGCATCCCAATTGGCTAAGAATAGATTTCCCAATTCAACACCGAGTAATTGTCGAACGAATGGCCGGGCGTGTTGGTTTAGTATCTGATCAAACCAATCAGAAGTGTTAAGGTCTTCTTGTAAAAACTCTTCTCCTGTGAAGTCTGATATCGATATTAATTCCGCCATTTACCACCAAAAGCCCGCACCGATTAAGTGCGAGCTTTCTAGTGCGTAACTAAAACTATGCTTTTTTTGCTTTACGAGAAGCTGCTTCCTTTTTTTTAGGAGTTTCCTCCGTTTTAAGTTCGGCTACATCTCGTATGATTAGGTCAGAAGCGAGCATGCTATCACACTCTATTTCCTCACCTTTCTTCCTTGTTGCGAAATCTTCTTTAAAAACAATTTTTCTCATAACTTATCAAGTTGCTAAAGTAACTAATGCTGCTGAGATATCTGTAACCTCTAAGAAACCAGTTTTGTCTACTTCTCTAATTAAGAACGCTAAACGTTTTCTGATTTTTAAAGTCATAGTATCTTCAACGAATTGCTGATCAACATATCCTTTTGAAATCTCTACTCCAGTTCTTTCGTAGATTCTTGCAAATCTAGTGTCACCAACCGCCATTGTATTAGCTGCTACAGTGTTGTCTTCAACGATTGTTAAACCGTCTACAACGTTTCCTGATCTGTCAACGAATGGAGGTAAAATATAGTTATTATTAGCATCTTTCTTCAATTTCATTTTGTTGATGTCTACTAAATTCATCAAAGCGAAGTTTACTCTATATTTACCACCTCTTGACGCAGAAATAGATTCTCTTAGTTTTACAATCAAATCATAAATAGAAGCGTCTGTAATACCAGAAGCTGCTGGCACATAAGCAGGGATAGAAGTGAATAATCCAGTAAGGTTCGCGCCTGTACCATCTCCATTCACTACTTGGTCATTGATTTTGATATCAACATTAGTTCTCAAGAACATACCAAGCTCTGCGTAGAACATTTGTTCATCTTCGAAGAACTCTTCTGTAACTGGTAACGTGTCACCAACTTTTTGAATTGGCATTGTGTATTGTTTCCATTTAGCAGTAGACTCTGGGAATGTTCCGCCCTCCGCAACCATTGCCGCAGCTCTTACTGTTGTAGATTCGTCCCAATCCCAATAATTGATGTTTTTGTTGATGTTCTGATTGTCAGAAATAACCTGTTTTGGGAAGATAGCATAAGCATTTCTTTCCGCTTCAGAAAGTTGACCAACACTTGGGATGTCAAATCCGGCAGTGTTTGTAGCAATTGCCGCAACATTCGTTAAGGCTTTTACTTCAACTTCACCAGAATTACCTTTTGCAATAGATTTTACTGTATCTTTGATTGCATTAAAAGCTTTAGACAATAGGTTTTCTCCTTTGTCAGCTCTTTCAGACATTCCCTTAACTTCTAAAGCAACTTGTCTAAGTGCTTTGTTAAGTGTTTCAAACTGTTCGTTGTAGTTCTCAGCCATTTCTTTTTTAGCTTTCTCTACCGCCTCAGTGTTTCCTTTTTCGATTTCTTCTCTAATTAAATTCGCGTTTTCTTCATTCAAAGCGTCAAAGTGATTGGCTTTTTCAATGTCAGAAAGGGAATCAAATTTTTCTTGCGACAACTCAATAGCTATCAAGTAAGCCGCCAAAGTTTTTAATTTCATTTTGTGTTTTTTTAGTTAAAAATTGTGTTAAACTGTGATTTTCGAGTGTCTTTCAACGGCTCATTTGTTGAAGTGCTTTGTGCGGCTTCAATATTTTTGCTCGATTCAACCGATAGTGTCGGCGTGAATGAGTTACTTCCTTTTAATACTGCTGAACCTTCAACCACTTTAGCTTCAGTTACAGCCCAGAAATAGCCATTATCTTCGGCGTCTTTCTGATTTACTACTTGGTCAATGTACTTATTCCATGTCGCAAACTCTTCTTTGTATTCTTCATCCTCAGAATTAATAGCCAGTGCAATCTTTACGTATTGCATACCTACCGAATGCTCCTTAACAGTTCCGCGCGCATATCTCTTAAACATGGATTCATTTTCAGCCTTTTCGACTTCTGCTATGAACGTTAACGCTTGAGTTTGGCCCTTAAATCTAAATCCTAAATCCTTCCATGAGACATCATTCGCAACCGCTTTTACCTGATCCGAAATCATGTGATCAAAATCCATTTTGTGTTCTTGCAGTAATAGGATAGACTTGTTTTCTTTCAATGATTTTGTCCAAAGACCAGGGATATGAACGTCCTTGTGCGAATCCATTATACCAGTAGTGTTAATTACAACCTCTACTGTTACTTTGTTTGTGGAATCGGGGTCAATGGTTTGAGATTTTTCAGTACCAGAGTCAACAGATGTAACCAATATTGGGTCGGCCTTTTTTAATCCAGCCGCTTTTTTTGATTTAATTAATAACTCTTTGTTCGCCTTTAGGTAATCAAACAGCTCCTTTGTCGTGTTGAATTGTGGTATCTCCATCCTCTTTTTTTATGAGTTTCTGAGATTTGACCTTGTTTTCACGGTCTTTTTTTATCTTCTTAACCTCTTTACTTTCCATAATTTTAACAAACTTATGCAAAAACTTTTATATTTTCATACATTTGTTACAAAAATTATCCAAACATGAGTAATTCATTTCGACTTTTTGGAAACGATGGCCTTTTAAAAAGAGCATTTCGTTTCGGTTCAAACAATAACAAGTACATTTCCCAACCAGATTTCCATCTGCAACCCTTTAATCTAAGTCGAAACGAGGATTATATTTCGGTAGAAGGTAAGGAACGAGACATTTATCTCACAACTGCTGAGCTCCGAGTCGTTATTGACCGACTTGCATTGATGTTGTCGAATGGTCATTGGGTACATAGGGATAATAATGGCGATATCATAGAGAAAAGCGAATTTGTGAAATTACTGGACAATCCTAACGCCTTACAATCCCGAAACGAATTCTTATTTCAATTCATGGTTCACCGTTGTTTGTATGGCAACGATTTTGTGTACGAACTAAAAGCATCTTCATTTTTCGAAGTACCAGAAGCCCTTTGGCATTTGTCACCATCTAGAATCAAAGTAAAACGAACGGGTAAAATATGGAAACAGACGAAAGTAGAGGACATTATAGAATCCTATTGCTTCGAAATGGACGGTGGCGTTAATGACGAAACGTTCACCCCTTCTGATATCATACAGTTCTCAATGCCGAATCCAGATGATCCCGTATTGGCAGCATCTCCTTTGTTGTCGGTTAGAATGGCACTGTCTAATTTACGTGCGGCACTAGGTTATCGAAATGTAATACTAACCAAGAAGGGGGCGATTGGTATCTGGTCCAGTGATGCAAAAGACGTTGCCGGAACTGTTAACCTAACCGACCCAGAACAAAAGGAACTATCCAGACAACTAACAGAAACGTACGGAATCGGAGACAGACAAGCATCCGTTATGGTTTCAAGCAAGCCTTTGAAGTGGACACCTGCCGTTTATCCTACAAAGGATTTGGAATTGTTCAAAGAAGTTGACGAGGATATGAAATCTATCATTGACCTATACGGAGCAAATGAGAATATGTTCTCACGTTCTTCGGATGGTAAAGGTTCCACGTTTGACAATGTGGCCATGGGTGAAAAGCAGTGCTATCAAAATACTATCTTCCCAATTGCTTCGGATCTAGCAAACGGTTTAGCCAAACGTTGGGGTATTCTGGACCGAGGAGAAACGCTTGAGTTAGAATACGACCACTTGCCAGTGATGCAAGAGGATGAAGGTAAGCGAGCCGAAGTAGTTAAGAGAAAGGCCGAAGCGTATAAGATTTTAATCGAGCAGGGATTTAACGAACAGGCGGCGCGTGATATTGTAGGGTTTGAGTAACTTTCGATAACGTTTAGTAAAAAGCATTAAAACGAAATTTTACCGCTGCTTTATGAAAAATAAAGAGTGTTCAAGTCTGTAGTTTTGAAGGCGCACTATGATTGGCTACACCCCCTCAATAAACAACGCTCTACAAAAGCTGTGATACCATTCCCTGACATTAGTCCTTTTATGGTTGCCCCTCCAATCCGCATATCACCGTTTACATTCAGGCACTCTTTATAATTCATTCCTTCATCATTAGTTTAAGATACAAATATCTTTGGTTTCTATCGGTTGTAAGCGCAATGGCTTGTCGTGTTAATCTGTGAAATTTTCTCATTTTACTTGTCTTTTATACGCGTCTCGTTCCTTCTCTAAAAACAAGATCCTTGCGTGAAGTTCGTTAATTTCGTTCGTTACTGCCTTTTCAAAAGTAAGCTTTTCTGCTCGGTTTGGATTCAGAACTTTATCCTGAATGGCCCCGAACAAGCGTTGCGTTCTATCCGTTACCAATAGCTTCTCGTCATCATCCAACTCAATAAACTTATTGGTCGGTTCGGTGTAGGTGTTTTTAATACTCATAATCCATAATTAAATGTTTCAACTCTTTTGTTTGTTCTTCAGTCATATCCAGAACGCGAACAACCTCGTCCAAATCGTACCATAACGATACGCTAAATATTACTTCAATCTTTTTAGGTAGGTCGCTGTTTACTTCATACTCTTGTTCGTAATCGTTCCAATCGTATTGAGGCTCTAGACCTACTTCTATCACAAAATTGAGTTTGAATGATTCGAGATCTTCGAATTTGATAATAATCTTATCTTCATCAAAGTGTTCTAGTTTACTTAATCTATCCTTTTCGGTTAAGTCTTTCAGTCTTTTTAAAATGTTTTCAATCATATCTGTCGCGTTTTGTTACACCAAAGATACTACTTATTTATAAACCGCCAAACTTTTTTAGACTTTTTTTATTATTCCTTTTTGAATCAATCGGAAATAGAAGTAACGAACGCAGTCCATTAAGTGGTTATCGGTGTCCTCTGGGTCGTCTAGTACGCGACCGTGCGTGTCAACTTTACGTGAGTAGTTCTCTTGTTCATGCGCTAGGTTCTCGCTCGACTTGGTGTAGTAAACATTTAAACCGTTCACGCCGTCTATTCCATCCAGTATGGAACCTTTAACTTTCACAGCCGGAGTAGCAACCCAACCGGCCCGCCTTAGAATCGCTATTTTCATAGGTCGGTTGTTGTCACATACTACATCAGAATTCTTTCGTACACCTAATTTCGTGAAAATGTACGTCACTATTCCTTCGTCCTCACCTCGTATCTGAGCCAATTCGGTAGCGTTCATTTTTTCACGTATCTCGTTTTCACTTCGGTAGTTCAGTTCGTGCAGATATAAACCGCCATCATAATACTTGGCCGACATAATCGCCCACGGATCAACAGAACCCCAATCAGTAATGATATATTCCTCAGCTTCTAAGTTGAAGTAGTCTTGATCAGGAATTTCATTGAATCGGAATATTCGGTTAGGTCGCTCCGCTTTGGTTCCTAATCCATACACTTGCCAATTAAAACTACTCGCACTGTTTTTATTTTCGTTCTCAATGGTTCGGTTGAGTTCGTCTAGTTGTGGTTTAGTGAACTCCAAAGGATTTGATTCGAAGTCATATTCATTCGCCTCCTTTTCGGTTATCGTTCCATCCTGGACCACTTCAGCAAATTCAACGGGCTGATAAGATAGTATCTTTCGGCGTTGCTCTGGTGGGCAGAATGGATTGTCTTTGAATGTGGATTCGATTACAATGGCGCGGGGGTCTCTCGCTACGTCTTCAACCCAATGGCCTTTTTTCGGGTTGTAATCTATGAACATGAAATCGGAAGTTCTTTGATCTATTTGGTTGAATGTCTCCAGTGCGATTTTATACGGCTCATTCATCCACGAAACGTCCTGTTCTAATCCGTGTACTGTCTCTTCATCATCCGCGCCGTAAAATTCTAAGGTGGATTCGGTGGAATATGAAAGGGCTTTGTTTGTTTTGTTAAATTCGTGATTGAGTAACCAACGTCCGGTGCGTTTAAAATGCTTCTTCAAGTCGTTCAAGATGGTATCGACACAAATCCGCTTAGTGTCCCGCCAGATAGTGATACGTTTCGAGTGGTTCTGTCTCGCATAGAAATCTACGCAATCTATTAACGAAATGGTTTTAGATGACCTGGACGAACCTTTGTTGATTATGTACTTATAATGTTTACCTGAACCACCGCACCAACCACAGTCCGAATCCGTAGCGGTTGTTTTGCCTGTTCCGCCACAACTTTCACAGTCTTTGTTTATCGCGTTCCAGTTCTGTTCCCAAACGATTGTGCATTCTAGGTCGACCATGAGACAAATATAAACAAAAAAAAACGCCCCCATAAAATAGAGGCGTTTTCCTTTTTCAGAATTATAAACTTAAGCTAACCTAAAGTCGACATAATATTCTCTTCCTCTCTCAAATAACTCAAGGGCTTTTGAGTCTTTATCTATCCCGATATTAATACCCCCGTATGGAGTGTACTTTGAAAACTCTTTATTCTCCGCGCTTCCTTCAATCACAACACTTAAATGAATATTACAAGTATCGTTATCGTCACTTTCAGAATCAGAATTGTCGCAAATAAATTTAGCTCTAACAACTTGGTCTTTCATTTTAGAAAGTTTCCAGTTTTCAAAATCTGCGTGAGTGACTTCATGCGATTGTTTTTGCCCTGTCTGTACTAGATTTAGTACATAATTTGTAAAGGATGTCATATCCTTTGAATTGAATTGTGTAACCATTTTCTTTATTTTTCATGGTATTGTGACAATATCGTCTCGGTAAATTTACAAAAAAAAACGACACCTCGCCAAATGGTTTAGTGTCGTCTTGTATGAAAAGGTTTTGTTTACTGTGCGTCTAGGTTATAATTGTTTTTGATTTTTTAGTCTTCGTAATAATCTTGACATTCAGTAATGTCATAAATCTTTTCGTATCCCTCTCCTTTTACAACCAAATCAATGTAGTCTCCATAATAACCATTATTGTCTCCATACCCAGGGATTTTAACAGAATGACCTTTGATTGGAATCAACTCTATCCCATATCCTGGAATCCGCTTAAAGAATTTGTCATTTGTTAAGTCAAACTCTAATCCATCAAAATCTTTTAAGGTTAGGTCGCTCGTAGATAAGTAGTGATGCTCGCAGCAATCAGAGACATGTTCTGAATAAATCTTGAATCCATTATCGAATATCAATCCTTCATCTTCTAATTCTATTACTCTTGCTTCCATTTGTTTAATTTTTAGTTACGACACAAAGATAAACAATTATTTATAAACCGCAACTATTCTTCAGGTTTTTTTATAGAAATTTGGAAAGGCGTAATATCGAACGGTTCGTCTCCGCTTGTGTGGTCGATTCTATCAGGTGCTTTTCCGATTAGATGTTCAGCGAAAAATTTCATCCCTTCTTTGGTTTCTACAAAGTCAGCCATAAAGGAAATGACATTATCCTGATCGTCTTGTTTCTGATATTTTAGTTCGAGAGCATTTAGAAGAATTTGCCGCGCTTCTTTTTCTTGAAGTCTTGGTTTTCTTCCCGCTCCTTTTCGTGCTCCACCTCTTGCCATGTATGAAAAACGTTGATTATTCTATAATCCGCCCCAGCTTATGATCATAACATCTAACCACTAAATTCAACCCGGACTTGTTTGTTTGCATCAAATATACAACACTTTTCACGTTTTCAAACATCCAGTACGAACATTTTTTTAGTGGAACGTCTTGGAATTTGACTTCACCCGACTCTAAGTTAGTCATTTTAACGTAATTACCGTTCACTTTGTTTTGGATCACAAACAGGCCGTTTCGTCTTTGACTCCTATTAAAATGGGACAAGTCGATTGGTTCTACTGGTCCTTCTGGAACGGTTGCGGGCTTCCGCTTAAATATTTCCTTTAGAAATGTCATCTTCAAATTTATTTACGGTTAGTTGATTTAGTTTCTTTGCATTATGTTCCTCCATGCCTCGTTCGTATATGAACGTTAAAATGGGTGAGAAGATAATCGTCACGGTTAGGTAGTACCATGTGAAGTCCGTCACGGTTAGGTAAAGGGACATCAAGAATATGGCGTTAAAGAATGTTAGTTGTTTCATAAGTTAAAGATATGTAAAAATTATGCTCCACAGTCAAAAATGGTCTGCTGGGCTGTGTGGTTTTGTATTCGTTTAATTGCTGCTTCAAAGTATGGAGTATGCATATCACACCCATTAAATGAAGAATTAAATTTTATTGCTGATAAGCATAAAGATACTAATCCACAATGAGTGTCTAAAATACTAGCTATATCTATTCCCATGTCTCTGCAAAATTTTAATATTAAATCCCAAAGGAGAACAGGTTTTTGTGTTGGGTGAATCCTGACCTCATTAAGTTTCTTATTTCCTTGCTGAATCATTGGTTCTTTAATGCTCTTGCCTTGCATCATTCCAGCCCACAAATATTCAATTTCTTTAACATAGTCTATAAAACTGCAGTAGGCTGTTTCAAACCCCTTAAAACTAACTTCTTCGGAGAACCCTTTTATCCATTTTATTCTTCCTGTTCCTAATTCTGAATAATTAACATAATCTACGCCAAAAAATATCTGCTCTTTAGTCACTCTCTTGAACTCATTAAACCATTCTTGTGAGGGTGTTTCTTTATCCCACACTGCAGGCTTCATCTTTTTATTCTTATTAGGGTTTAATCTTGTTCCGTTCTTTTGCTTTACTGTAGTTTTATTTTCTTTTACATAAGACATGTCTCCTACATTAATCCCGTAAGGTATATCAGTTATACCGATAGAGAAATAGTTATCTGGATAACGTTTCATTAACTCCATACAGTCCTCGTTGGTGATTTCAATCTTATCTGTTACCTTCATAATTTCATAAGATTTAGCAACCTAGACCGTTCGATTTCAGCGAATCGTTCGGGTCCTGGTTCTGATTTAGTAATATTTTTAACTGTGTCAAGTGTTCGACCGTTTACGACACGGGTTCCAGTGATTTGAAACGTGGTGTTTTTGATGGTGAACTGGTTTAGTGGGATTGGCTTTGTACGCTGCATGGTTGCGGTTGTATTTTACAGTAAAAATCAATTTTCATTTGTAGACCTTCTCCACAATTATCGCAGCACCAATATATAAAGTTATTTTTATCAGTATCTGGATAACAAAGATAAACGTCTGTCAAAACGTCTTTGTGTTCGCATTCGGTGCAAGTGTATGGTGCTTCAATATATAGCCTTTTTATGTCTAGTTTCATAATTTATCTAAGTATTAAATTTATAACTAATCCACCAATTACACCAGTGTAAAAGATGATTAACATCCTTCTTTCTTTTTTGGTGAATAGTTCTTTGTATGGGTTTTTCATGATTGTATTATTTCCTTAAACTCTTCAAGCGACCTAACCAGATAGTAATCGAAACCCATTATTCTGGCACGTTCTTGAAATAAAATTTGATTCTTCGATTGCTTTCCAGTTTCATCCTTAACCTCAACGAATAGGATACGATTCTGCATCATAACGATTAGATCCGAAACACCCGACATCATGCCAGTAGATAGTTTTCGCATTTGCTCCTTGACGTTTCGACCTTCATTCGGTACAGAAAAAATCATGCACTGTGGTTGATGTACGGTTCGGCAATATTCGTTACGGAACCACTGTACTATTTCCTGCTGGATTCTTGCTTCTGTTTTCATGCAAAGAATGATTTAAATGACTCATGACCGTATTCGCCAGAGGTGAGGTGGATAATATCTGAGATATTTATATCCTTACGTTCAACATTTTTACGTGAAAGGAAATCCTTTACTCCGAATTTACAAGCACCAGTTAAAACACGATAACAAACGACAGCCTCTTCGAATGTCAAAACGCTATAGGTGGTTAAATCTTCATAGTCTGACTTTGATTTGTTCGAAGTCTTAAAAATTAAGTCCTCTTGAGCTTCTTTGATACTATCACCATGCGACCAACTTCCCTCACCGTCCGTAATAATATAAAACGTCTTTTCTGAACCGTATTTTTTCGCCTTGATTACGTTTGATTTTCTGTGTAATTTCTCGCAGAATATACCGTCTACTAAAATGTACTTACCATCTTGCCACTCGATATAGTCTAGGTTTGTTTCTGCTCCGATATACCTTGATTCGCCGTTAAGGTCTAGATAACC